GGCAGTTTGTTATTGAGAAACCAACGAACTCAACCTAGTCTCGATGACTAGACTTATTTATTAAGAAAGGAGACAGTTTCAAACGGCTCCTAAGAGCTCGACAAATGTCTTGTTGTTCTTCTGAGGAGAGAAGAACAACAAAATGTTGTGCGTATAATCGACTGTAAAGCCGATTTCATCACCCATACGCAACTGGGTTAAATGATCGACGGTGGTCTCGAATGACGAACCAGCAACGGCAGTTGCTGTATAAAGTCGAGACGCAACTTCTGTCCCATATGCCATGGCATTAGAAGCTTTAGAAAAATAGGTAACATCAACAGGGCGCGATATCGAAGCGTTCAAAGCTTCGGTCTCTTCGTTGACGTGCAAACCCATAATTCCAGGGGAGATAACTCTCCAACCACTTCCCATCTCGTACACTGCAGCTGCAGTTTGAGAAACGGCATCAGTAGTTCGATCCTTGAAGGCAAAATTGTAGGTAACACGCAAATTGCCTGCAACAGTCTCATCCGCAGTATCACTGCGACGAGTCCTGATGCAAAAACTACCTAGTTCGTACAAACTAGGCGAGGCCACGTACTGATCGGAATCATCCGGCACGAGCATGAACTCACCAACCTTTTTCTGCGAAGTATCCCCTGGCACGATCGTCAGAGAATTCTTCATGTAGCACTGTGACTGTGATTGACATTGCCACGATTGTAGCTCTGTCAACGACGGTTTTTCACATGTGCAAGAAGGTGTGAAACCCATCAACATGAATCCATTTACTGCTGTATTCGTAGACGGCTCAAAGTCAAAACGAATCGACTTCATAGTGTAACTACGATAATTAGCAGCAATGTTAGCCAGGTACGGCATTAAATCATTGGACAACGGGGACAAGCGCCAAAAATGACGCACGCCATCATCAGAATCATCAGCCTTAACCTGGAAGCGCATCTCTACAGAGGCTTCACCACGAATAGGGCGCGAAAACATCGAGGACTGCGTACCAATATTGACGGGCTGTCGAACAGTCCGATTGGTCGTAGTCATTTGTCGTTGACCACGGTTCTGAAACCGTCGCTGGATCCGACGACCAGCATACCACCTACCATTCTGCTTAGCACGCCCGCGTCGATTACGAATCGACGCGACAGCATACTGAGCCGCACGCTTCGCAACCTGCTGAACTTGCGGGTTGCGCAATACACTTACTGCGAATTTGGACGCCATAACTTGTTTTTAAACGGTATATGCTTACCATGAACCGTTTCAAAACCAAGATATTGATTAAGCAAGTGTCGACGAATTAAGGAAGCGCGCCAACCACGCAGGTCGTCGTCAAATTGATCAAGCTCACCATTTGCAATTGCTTCATCAGCAATACTATTAAATAGTGTTAACATTTTGTCGAAGATAGCCACTGATCCAAAAGTCAGTTGAGCAATACTTACAATCTTGGACAAACGAGCTTTGATCAAACCTTTCTTACTACTAAAATGAACCGCTGCTTGCAGCTTATCTTCACGACCAAGGTATAGCTGATATTCGCATCCGTTGATTAAAGTTTTGCAAGGTGTGACACTTACAAAAGACAATTCATCAACGGGTTTACTATCCCAGCTTTCAAACTCGAGGTCGATGAGCAAGCTCGAATAGGTACATTCGAGCATTTTTGGGCGAAATACTGGTGATTTAGTTGACCAGATTAAGTCGTCACCACAACAAAAAAATTTGACATTGTCAAAAAATTGTTGCAACGACCAACCGTTTCGCCACGCATGTAGAGCAAACACAAAGACATGACAAAGGCAGTTGTCAGTAGTTGTGTTCATGTGACCAGAAGGATTACCAATCAAGTTCAAAAGAGCATCAAAAACTTGAGTCCAACCGTTATACATCTGTTCGTAGTATCGTCTAACACGTTTACTTCCGCCACGCCACCATGCAATAAACATGGCAACAACTAGCGGGAAATGAGCATCCCATTTCTTACCATCAGCAGCGAAATTTTCGCCGCTAAAATTACGAAGAATATTAAACATGTTAATCAAATCGGGTCCAGGAGTTTCAAAACGAACAAACATGGGCGTCTTCAACAGATTCGACATAAGATATTCGTCTTGGTCATAGAACAAAGTCAAACCTTCAATGTAAGCGGATAAATCAGAGGGTCGGAAAAGTCGGGCATCTTTTCCTGACACACGAATTTCATCTTTCAGCGTGCAACCGAGAATACAAGAGTTAGACCGGTAATATTCACGCAAAAACTCAATGCCAAAAGCATCCAAAGCCGCAACTTTAGTTGATGCTCCTGCAGCACTGAACGGATATCCAGACGCCTTAGTTGCATGATCCGAACAACGGACTGCAATGTCAACTTGGTCATCTCCCAACATACGCGAACGATTTTGTAAATCAGGCCAATAGTGATCAAAGACGGCTGCAATAAACGGCAACGCTGACGACTCGACAACTCCTTGATCATGGACGAAGTTGTCGACTCCATTTTGAAGAGATAGTTCATCGAGAGGAGATGGAGCAAACCCATCGATGACTTGATTTGGTACAATTTTAGTTTTTGGAAGCGGGTGCGCGTTGATACGCACAGGCTCCAGCGGTCCTCGAGGCATGAACAGGGGGGCGTTGTCTTTCCGCCTGCTGCCGAGAGGGATACATTGTACGGGCAACTGAAACTGAACGGGTTTCAGTGGCTGGGACACTTGGTACGTTTTGTCGGCCAGGTTGCGCACTTGCTGAGGCAACACTGGTTGGCGCAATTTTAGAGCTTGAGGAACCAGTTGCCGTGCGAAAAAGAGTGATCATGTCGTTGGTAAAAGGACAAAAACCGCGATTGCGATTATGAATTCCAACAACTTTATCAATTGCAACGACAGGTGTTCCACACGTGCCAAAATCGGTACTAGCATTATAAGTACCAGCAACAGCACTAGACACGACGGCAGTTGAAGTAGCATGATTAACGAAATCAGTGACTCCGACTTTCATACCATCGATTGGTGCTGCAAGACGTTTCAATTTTACAGCTGGTACAGGTGTAATCAATTTGAGAAATGTTAAATCAGTTCCGAGAGAAACAGCGTCCTTGCGAACGGTGCGCGGAATTTCATAAACATTTTCATTATGCGTTAAATACGACGCATCTTCCAAAACATGAGTGTTAATTAAAACACCGCCAGGAACAGAAACAGCACTAGCTAAAACTTGTTCTTTGAGATCTTTAACAACAAACAAATTTTCATCAAAGGTACGATGTGACGGATTACTTGGATTAAACGATTCGTGAATAGATATTGAACTCAATCGATTATCAACGTGTTCACAAAGTGCATGGTGGTCTTGACTAAGAGCTACGAAACCACGATGGACTTCATCAAAACGCTCATTAACAAGTTTAAAAAATTGATCAAAGTCAGAGCGATTTAAAGCATTATTAGTGCAAATTTGAGTCAAATTATCAACACGAGTGACAAGTTCCTCAATTTCTGCACGATCGATGTGTCGAGGACCTTTCTTATTTACGGAACTCACGCCGGGCACAGCTAAAGATTCTGGTAGAAAATCATCATCAGCCCAGTCATCAAATTCACGTTGAAAGTCGACCGCATCAGCTTCAGTCATAAAAGTTCCAATACACTTATTATCATAGTAAACACGAATAATATCGTTACGGTCGCCGTTGTACAAATCACCAGCTTCAATTTCACGTAATCGATGTTGTTGGATAGCATTTGTGGGCCCATTAACCATAAAATCATGATCAAGCTCAGAACTCATAAAAATTGGTCGCTTTCCAGCGCGATGAATAGGTGCACGTGAGCCAGTCTCAGGATCGGGTGCTTCATCAATATTGTAGTACTTACCAGTGGATTTATGAAATGAGATTCGTTTACCACGAGCTACAACAACGTCACGTTGATCGTGACGAGCACGCATTTTGGCCTTATTATTGTTTCGACCTTTGTGCTTATCTTCAAGAAGACATGAGCACACGTACGAACAAAAAACATTCACAGCATCAGAAAATTGTTCCAAATCATCATCACTACGAATTGGTTCAAAAAACCGCGAGCTATTAAAATGTTCAGTTAGCCAAAAATTGACATCCTTCAAATTGTCATTTATAATCAACTGTTTTCGTTGGTTGTAATCAACATTACATTCTAAAACAGGAGCACTAGGAGAATCAACGTGAACTGGTAATTCACGATCTTTTTCTGGTAATTGATTAATTTGATCTGTGCGTTTGGTCAAATTATTAATATAATCACGAAGAAAAATGTTGAACGCGTCACGCTGATTAACTTCAATCAAGCGTGATTGTTCAAGCAACTTGGCGTGATCAGACAACACAGAAATCCGATCCATTTCAGATAGAGACGGTGCCAACCGAATTATGTTGGTCTTTAGCAAATCGAACAAACGATCAGTAGTTTGTTGCAAATTGTCGCAACAATGATCGTCAGTTATTTTAGTCTGTTCATTATCGACAATGGTGCCAGGCAACGTAGATCCGGGAACAAAGGCAACATGTCGACTCTCGTAAACGATAGTTGGAAAAAACAAATCCAAGATACGAGATCCAATAGAACAACGTAAAATTTTGCCAAATAAGAAAAATGGGAAAAGAACGAAACGTGAAAACAGTATTGTAATATCAACAATTGGTATTGACAAAACAAAAAACACAAGATACGAGCCAAACCGTGCACGTTCTTCAACAATTTCACGTTTGATGGTTACAAGTGTGGTTGCAAAAGTATTCTTCTTGGCGCAAACAGCTTGAGGTAACTGACCATCAAGATGAGTCATGTCTCGTCCAGCATCATAACTAAATTTTTCAACTGCTACCAACTGATTGTTAAGAAACGCTAGTTTAGCACGATGTTGACGAAAATCGATAACATGAGAGCGTAAACGAGTGCAACAAAGCACAAGTCCAAGAAAAGTAACTAAATGGGGCGCAAAAACAGTTCCATAAATAAGGATTTGAAATAAAATTCTGCCAATAATAGTCAACCAAGACACAAGAATCGGATAAATTACTTGATATGGTGTGACAAGACATTGTACAGTCAATCCTATAGAACAGACGATCAGAGACCAAAACGCCCAAAACCAACCGCAAATTGAAAACGGAACATCAAAAGACAATGTTTCGTCCGGCAAGTTGACATGCTTGTCAACTTCATAATCCAATGTATGAAAATCAGCGGTCGGTTCATTGTCTGACGACGGCAGGTCGTTGACAGCAGCAACACACACGACGAACAAAATGGTACCCACACACGCACATAACGTTTTTT